GTTTGTGTACCAACTCCTGACGGACTTACATTATACTATTAATAGTCATAATAGTATTTTGGACTATATCATCATCGTTTTTAAACGAGTCGGGCGCTGTCGGATCATTGCCGTGATACTTTTGTATTTTAGGCTAACCGTAGTCTCTGAACCTTCATCACCGTTTCCGGACAGATGCTTGGCTGCTGATTGTCTTGTGACTTATATTTTTTTAACTTTCGCACTTGTCGTTTCCAACTATGCTGTAGTATATAAATTTTTAAGAGTTTCCAGCAATTCACCCGATTTTACATCCGCTAAATAACCCTCAGGTCAACGGATGATCGCTAATCGTAAGTATTTTTATCTTTTTATTCATTAATTAACTCCGTGAGAATATCCTGTTTATTTATTCTATAATCATATTCCCAAACTGTTTTTACTTTATATCCCATTTCAACAAGATCTTTAAGTCTTTTTTGATCTTCTTCCCATATTTGTTTTGATGTTTTTTGTTTCTTTTTTACAAAATAATCTTCTTTATAAAATCTTGGATCAGCATGCCAATAAGTTCCATTAAATTCTATTATCTGATTTGTTTCTTTTATAAAAATATCAACTTTATATAGTTTATCTTCTTTGTTGTAAATTGGAAAATCATAAAATATTGTATATTTTGTATTATTTTTTAAATATTCTATCAACTCTTTTTGAGGTTTTGAAAGAGAAGTATGTTTTGCAAGAGCAAAAGCATTTTTAACACCATACTTTTGCAACAAAGTATTTTGCACCTTTTCTCTAACACCTTCTTTTTCTTTTTTCCCACAAGAAGGATTGTGGTCGGTCATATATTCAGACATATATGCTGTCCGACATTGTTTAAGTCCACAAAGTTTTTTATTATTTATCTCTGCCGGTTCAGCATAAAATTCATTTCCACATTTTATACAATTTTTATTTATACCAATTTTTTCATTAATTCTTAAACGCCACTTATCATACGTTCCATCTTCAATGTATTTTTTTGAAGCACAAGAGCGAGAACAAAATCCATTTCTTTTTCTGTATCTCGTAACCTCTTTGTTGCAGAAGCTGCAGTTAAATGTTTCTACATGATTTAAATTTGTTTTTTTTCTTCTTAAATTATTGTGTTTTTTTCTGCACTCATCAGAGCAAGTTTTTTTCACTCCTTGTCCTTCCAACAAGAAAAATTCGGTATTACAAATCAAGCACTTTTTTACTGTCATTTTCAGTTTATTTTCCCACGCTTATAAATAGTAGCGTGGGTACGCATATTCACCTATTATCCTCAGGGACAGTGTGGTGTTTTATGAAACACGCATTTGCTGCAAGATAGTCTGTTTTTTACAAACCTCTCGTGATCTACATTATGCACGCACTCTTGTAATAGTTTAAGAGCATTATTAACTTTTTTTTCTCCGCTGGTGACTCTGAATATTTCTACTTTATCTTTTTTTGCTGTTCTTTTCAACAAGCCGAAGTGGGTCTCGATCTTTTCATGCGGTACCTTGTGTTTTCTCGAAAAGAAATGCTTATAATATGTTAGTTGGTATGTAACAATCGCATCGTTTTTCTTTTCTGGTTCCCAACCCCAACTACAAGTCTTCCAATCAATAATGTGATATGTTCCATCGCTTTTTGATCTCAAAACAAGATCGATAAAGCCTTTGTATCGATAGTCATCAATTTTATATTCTTCAATATCTTCCATCAAGTTTTCTTCTGCTGAGATGAACTCAAAGTCGCCAAAATATTCACGTGAAGCCGGCAAAACTAAGTCTGCTAGCTCTCTTCCCTGTGCATTGAAGTCTGTTTTGTCTTTTTCTGATATCGTCTCAAGAATCTCTTTCGGTAAAGAAGAACACTCTTTTTGAAAGTTTTCAGAGAAATCTTTTTGATAATCAAAGGTACCTTCCTTTTCTTGCTTAAAGATTTTTTCTATTGTGGAGTGCAATGCTTTACCAAAGGCAGTATGAATCGATTCTCTGCCGGCAGGTATGCCCTCTACCCTCGTCAGTTTATAATAAAACGGACAAAACTTCCAATCTTTTATTGATGAATAACTTACGTAATCAGGTTTATTTTTCAAGACTTCCTTCTTTCTATTGTCTTGAACTGTTCAGCGTTTTAATATCCCTGTCCTAGCAAGATTTCTATTTTATCAAAAACTGCAGGCGACACTTTTCTTACGTTGTCATATCTTCTTCGTGCAAAATATTCTTCAAAACAGTTTGCAAAATATTCACGCAAAGAAGTGGCACCATATGGCGACACAAACAAGTTTGGGGTAAGTTGCATTAGTGTCGGATAACCCACCATAAGATAAAGATACTCATCAAACTTAGGACTAAAATCTAAATTGCTGAAATCAGTCTCAGATGCCTCATTATATCCGTAAGCCTTGAGGATGTCAAACAAACGCTGCCGCTTTCTAGCAAACTCTTCTTCGATTGACCCATCTTCATATATATCGGAGCCATACGTTTCTTCCACGCAGTGTGCTATTTCGTGAACAATATCATCAAAAACATCTGCTTCATCATCTTGTTCTGGTAATACGTATATTGCACCATCTTTATAGAGAGCGTTCAAATCTCTTTTTAAGAGAAAGTCATACGTGCCGATATAAATACCATCTAAATTTTGTACAAAATGATCTGGTATACAAATCTGCAATTTTTTTAAAATATTATTAATGTTAATATTTTCTGGTAGTTGTTCCTGCTGTATAACACTAACGTTTCCAAAAACTGTCTGTTCTACTAGTTTAATCTGCTCTGGAGAACGAAAATATTTGCCTCTATTTTTGTTCTGGCTGTGCATTTTGCTGCTCCATATCAAATAAGCACTGCTTATATCCACGAATAAAATTTTCTTGCGCTACCAATAAAAGGAATTCTGGAAACTCCTCTGCTAAAACATCAACACACATTTCTGGTGTCACTTCTTTGTTTTCTGGATTTAGTTTTTCTCCAACATATTGAACAAACATTTCTTTCAGAGGATTATCTTTTTGTACCGGCATTTTTGTTGTATCTTCTTCCATGTTATCTCCTATAGAATCTTTGCTGCTAGACTTGCAACTGCGCTTCTCTCGCCCTTTTGCAAACTTACATGTCCTGCTAGATTTGTGTGTTTAAATTTTTCTACTGCATATGCCAATCCATTACTGGTATCATTAACGTACACATTATCGATCTGTTCTATATCGCCAGTTAGAACGATTTTGGTTCCTTCTCCTACGCGTGTAACGATTGTCTTCAGTTCGTGCGCTGTAAGATTTTGTGCTTCGTCTATAATGATGAATGCTTTGGCTATTGAGCGACCACGAATATATGTGAGAGCCTCGATTTCGATTTGACCCTTCATCATATATTCTTGCAACAGTTCTTTGTCGTTTCCAAGAAGAAACTGAAGATTATCTTGTATCGGACTTAACCATGGTAACATTTTTTCTTCTAGCGTTCCCGGCAAGAATCCAATGTCGCGACCAAGTGGCTGTACGGGTCGAGAAACAATCAAACGAGTATACGTACCTCGCGTAAATAGTTGCTCAAGCCCAGCAGCAATCGCTGTTAAGGTTTTTCCACTACCGGCTTTGCCAACTAAAGTAACAACAGGCACGTTTGGATCCATCAGTAGATCCATGGCAAAACTCTGTTCGCGATTACGAGATTCAACACCAAATACTGCCTTATTTTTTCCCTTAAACTCTGGAATCTTTCGAAGAGGCAGGTCGGTACCAAGATATCTCGCTAGCGCTGTTTTATTAGCATTTTTATTTGAAATAAGTGTTAAAAACTGATGAGGGAAAAGTTCAGAAGATTGTTTAGCGTCCAGCACCAACTGTTCACCTTGATATAGCCTTTCAATAAACTCATCATCTACAACCATTTCTGTCAAACCAGAATAAAGTTCAGAACTGCTGGATATTACTTGATTTGCATCATACGATTCCGATCCAAGACCAATCGAGTCGCAGATTACTCGCATATTAATATCGCGAGAAACAACTACAACTTTTTTATCTTGATATGTTCTTGCAACGCCATAAGCCGTTGCTATTATAACGTGATCGGGTACCGATAGGTCTAAATCCGTAGGAAAAGAAGATGCATCGCATGCTGCTGAACGCAATAAACCTTTGCCCTTTTGTAATCTAACGCCGGCTTGAAGTGATCCCTTTTCTCTTAACTCATCTAATATTTTTATAAACATTCTGGCATTTTGTCCGACACCATCTTGTCTATTTTTGTGCTTGTCGACCTCTTCTAAGACCTTAAGGGGGATAACAACATCATCTTTTCCAAAAGAAAAAACTGAATTTCCATTCGCCAAACATACACTAGTGTCTAATACGTATATTTTTTTCATCTTAATACCAACTTTTTTTAATATAAAAATACTTTTGTTTATTTAACATTATAGTTAAATATATGTCCCACATTTTAAAACAAATATTAGCAGTAGGATTAGTAATAGTATATACCGCCAGTTGTGGTTGCGCAACTCTTTTTGATGTCTCAAGTGCTGGTAGTTTCAAAAAATCTCCAAGATCATCTTTTGTTAAGCTTGTTATTACCACTACAGAATACATCAGCATGGGCTCTGGAATAATTATCAACCACTTTAATAATACTAACACAATTGTTCTTACAGCCGGTCATGTCTGCCACGATAACACATTAAATATCGAAGTTTTAGATCTAGACGAAAAATCGTACAAATCAACAGGACAGGTTATTGCTTCCCAAGATGATCTCTGTCTTGTAATCGTCGAAGGACTAATAGATGCACCAGCGATCAGGGTTGCAAATACATCTCCAGCAATAGGAGATCACTCTTATAATATTGCCGCACCGCTTGGTATGCACGCTCCAAACATGAGTCTAATGTTTGATGGATACTTTCAAGGCTCTGTTCGTATAGAAGAAGAAAAATACCTTCTTGATATATATTCAATTCCCGGAATTGGTGGAAGTTCAGGCTCACCAGTGTTCAACGCAAATTGGGAAATAATCGGCATTGTTTCAAGAGCGATTCCAAAGTTTCCAGAATTCGTGTTCTGCGTAAACCAAGAAAGAGTCAAAGCCTTTTATGATTATGCTCTATCGGAACAGTTTGCAAAAGACAAATTGGTAGCAGAAGCATCGCAGAAAATAAGATTACTTGATTTTGTTAACAGATTATTGCAGCTAACAATACCAGAAAAAAATCCCGCTAATCTTTAATTATTTCTGTTCTGTCTAAAGAAATATTTTTACAGAATCTTAGATCTTTATTTTTTATTGTCCATATTTCTCCATTATCTAGAGCGACAACAAAAAGAAGATTATGTTCTTGTGAATAATCAATTACCATAAAAGCATAGCCCTCCATTTTATGGAGGGTGCTATAAACAGGAATCATAGGATTTAATTGTAACATTATTTGGTGCCCGAAGCCGGAATCGAACCGGCATGACCTTGCGGTCGGCAGATTTTCTTCACCACTACAATTTTCATTGCCGCTATAGCGTTTGTGGTCCGGACTATGCCTTTACCTTCGTCTTTAACGGTCAGGTATGCGCCGTCTAGTCTCTACACCTTCCGATTAATCGGCTTGGCTCGGCGTTGTCAGTTAAGAGTTCACCGAATTTGACGCAATTCACATATAAAATTTCTTTTATAGTGCTCAATTTATCTGTAAGTCTGCTGTGTCTACCTGTTCCACCATTCGGGCTTAATCACCTTTTATTTATTAGTTGTACCACCGAGGCACATCCAGATCAGTATAACACCGATCTGTCTGTAAGTCAACCCTAACTCATCTGCTTTGCATACTCATGCATCATGATACTTGCTGTTACGGCTGTATTTAAACAAAAACCAACTCCCGGCATCGGGATCTGTACTACATCACTATGCTGAATAATATCTTGTGGAACACCGAGTTCTTCGTGTCCAACAACAATACAAACACGACCTTTTGGAAATTTAAATTTATTAATATCCTGTGATCTTTCTGTTAATTCTGCTGCTACAATTTTAATATTATTTTCTCTACAATATTTTAGAAACTCATTTGGATTTGAAAACTTCTGAATATCCATATATTCACAAGTTGTTCCGGATAATCTGCGCAGATCTTTTTCAGCCGGACAGGCACCAATTATATTTACTTTCTCTGCTCCAAAACAAGCGGCAGATCTAACAACATATCCAGCATTGCCTTCGTGCATAAAATTAATACAAGCTATTTCAAGTGGAAACTTTTTACAATTTTTTAACTTATTATTATAGCGTTCTCGTCGTGTTTCCGTTCGCATATTCACTCCATAAATGTCATACAAGTTCGCGGAATATCATCCTGACAAGTTAGTTCACGTATATCTTTTTCACAATCTACAATCAGATCATTTGGCGGGAACTCTGTCTTGTTGCAAAAACCCAATCTTTCTACCATTTGATCGCAATCAGTTACTGACGCACTAGCACCACAATCAAGCGCTTTTACACACAGCATTTCATAGGCATGTATACACAACTGTTTGCTTTCTTGCAAGCGCATTTTTTTGAACTGATTAATCCCCGCATTAATTCCAATATATGAAACAACAGCAACAAGAATCGTTGCATTAACAAGAAGCAATACTAGCGACATCTTTCTCAAGACTTCGGCTGATTTGAGTTTGTCTTTTACTCCAGATACAAGTTTTTTCATAGTTTAATTCCCTTTCTTTTAAAATTGTCGTTGCTTTTATGAACAATGTGATCTGCTGCGTAAATCGCGTGAATAAAATCTGGCTTGCAATATGCTTTGAACCCTAGAGACTCTGCAAAGCCAAGTGCACTGTTAACAAGTCTACTTGATTCACATTCTTGATTTGGATTCAGATCAAAATCAATGCACTCAATATCGACAGAATATTGACTTCTTAACTCTGAAGCAAAGGCAATTGCTTTTTCAACCTCTGTCCAAAGGCGGATCTGTGAATCGTCGATTCTGGGCTGTTTATCTTTTCGGTAAAGAATGAACGCACCAGAAGATTTTGGATAAACGCCAACCAACGTTGTAATAAATACAGTTTTATCTTTAATATTCAGGCTATCACAGCCTACACGATAAACTATATTTTTTCTTGTATCCAATATTTCTTGGAGAGAAACCTCGTTGCCATCATGAAACGATTTAATCTTCATAGACATTATCATAATAACTAGCCTCTTGGCGACATACAAAGACTGCCCCAGTTAAGGGGCAGTCACATTCTAACACAGATCAGGTTGCTTGCCAACCTAGTTTCTTGAAATGTTCACTACGGGTGCCAAACCATTCTTTACCCTTTGTTGAATCATTACGGGAAATATATTTGATGCCCTTAGTTGTAACTGGATAGGCAACGTGCTTAAGTCCAGTCAGCCCCGGTAGAGAAAGGGTTTTTACCCTAAATGGGATTTCATCCACCATAACAACCATACCGTGCTGTGGAACGAAATTAGCTTCTACAACTTTTGTAAGTTTAACAAGTTCATTCTGTTCGCGTGAGCGAAGTTCAAGTTCCATACTTAGTTCAATTGGGCGTTTCTCGGTCATAATTTACTCCTTTGTTAATCAAAACTTAATCAATCTACGTAACCATTAAATTTCTCTACAACAACGTTAGAATTGCGGAGAATATCCAAACCTTTTGTATCTCTATATTCATCCAAATATACTACTTTTTTTATTCCGGCATTAACTATCATACGCGCACAAACAGGACACGGAGAATGGGTTAAAAACATTTTTTTGCTTCTATGATCTCCGTAGTTCATCTTAATTAAGGCATTTGCTTCGGCGTGAATAAATCCACTTTTTCCTGGTTCTAAACTATCCGGCTTGTTTGTACCTCCTGCTTCGTCACCATTATACCCTATTCCCAAAACACACGTATTGTCTTCTGTAACAATTACAGAACCAACTTGGAGACGCGGATCTCTTGAACGCTGCGATATATGCAGTGTTAAGCTCATCCATATTTCATCCCATCGTGGTTTCAAGTTCATTAATATATTCCTCATTACATTCGTTACAAAGCATTAAACCGTCTGGTGTTTGCCAACTATATTCATTCATGCATCTATCGCATAGTTTATGCGGATCTTTAATTATTGCTCTATTTGCTTTTGACAAAACTCTTGCTGCTTTTAATGCTGCTTTAAGTATTGTACCTTCTTTTTTGTTTTCATTCATAATTTGGCACCTGGCACCCTGTGAGAGATTTGAACTAATGTCTTTTTCATAAATACTTTTTATTTTCAAGTCACTAGTTATAGTTATATGGCGGTCCCGGCTGGGATTGAACCAGCATGTATCCAATTAGCCTTTCAAATGGGTAGAAACCATAGGGCATACGGAACCAAGGAGTTGAAAATGAGCAAAGCGAAAACAGAAGTATCATGTTTATGTTGTGGTGTTAAATTTTTAAAATTTAATAGAGAAATAAAAAAAACATGCAACAATTTTTGTTCTAGAAGTTGTGCGGCTAAAATTAATAACCTAGGTAAAAGAAGACATCCTCCAAGGGTATGTATAAAATGTAATAAGCAATATGTAACTACTAAAAAACATAATTCATTAAAAAAGTGCGAAGATTGTTTGGTACACGTTATGAGTCCGGAAGAAAGTAAAAAAATGACTATTCAAGAACATTTGGAACGAGATTCAATTAAAAACAAACACCCGTCTTGGAAAATGGCACATATAAGAGCGTACAACAGATCTTGGAATAAACAATTAACTAAACTTCCTTGTCAAGTGTGTGGTTATGATAAGCATACAGAACTAGCACATATAAAACCAATACATTCTTTTCCTTTAAATTCAGAACTGGGCGTCATTAATGATCCTTCTAATATTTTAGTCTTATGTAGAAATCATCACTGGGAGTTTGATAATAATATTTTAAATATTGAAGATATACCAAAAAGAAACTAAATTTTTATTTTCCCAATAGCCTATAAATGTCTATAAACCCGCAACCTTGCCCTGCAAACAGAAACACCAGCAATAACGCACTTACGCTTCCAAGTTGTTTAAAAAACTCTTTAACAGCACCAGCCCAAGTATCAGCAACGGGATATGGAATATAATATCCTTTTGTTTGTACTTGCGGCTTCTGTTCTTCTTTGTTTTCAATTTGCTGTTCGGTCATGTGTTGTTTTTCCTTGCGTAAACTTTTCCAGCTTAACACGATGTTGATGTAACAATGTAATCAATCTTTCTAAATTATCTTTTGATATACTTATTGTATCCCAATGACCGTATTTAGATTTATATCCAAACACATATTTAGCAGCCATCCAAATTCTACTTAAAACACCTCTGTATTGCGACATTTGAAAGTGAAAATATAGTTCCGGTGGGAACTGATCTTCACTATCTTCCGATGTTACGCAGAACATGTGTTCATTCATATTACAATCACATTCAAAATAATGTTTCATAAACATCTCTAATGGCTGTCCAGGTTGGGGTCGAACCAACGACTTCATGATTAACAGTCATGCGCTACTACCAACTGAGCTACTGGACAAAATGGTAGACCCGATTGGATTTGAACCAATGACTTTCGCTTTATAAGAACGACACTCTAACCACTGAGTTACGGGTCCACAGATCATGCTCTTACTATAGCAGCGATCAGGTTGGGCGTCAAGTGCTGCGCAGATAGGGAAAATAAAAAACCCAACCATTAGGTTGGGCTGATATCTACTTCCGTTTTTCTTTCTTTGTCGGCGTTGTTTTATTTTCTTCTTGCGGCTCTGCTTTTAGTCTTTGTTTAACAATGTAAAGAGATTCATGTGCCGCGTTTTTATAAACTTTAATTTTTACTTGTTTGTTTTCGTCACTCAAAAGTTCCTTGCGGTGAAGATCTGCTTCTTCAAAGGAAGCAAATGTTCTCACGTTTTTCCACGGTTTTCCATCTTTGTGAACATGTTTTTCCTGCGTATCCATATGTTGCTCCATTTCTATTGTACCCTGACCCATTGTTCCAGATGTACGTCTTCTTCGGTTGAGTTATCCAAAAATCCTATCCATATTTCATTGTGGGAATTGACAAAATTAAAAAGATCTTGAAAATCTCCACTTATGAGATATACGCGTCCAGTTATACCATTTTTGATAGAATATTTACCACAATCTTTTTCTACAAGAAGCGGCGGCAATATTGGTTTTGTAAACTTATCCATGAACACAAACATTTTATGCATTTTATTTTCCTAAAAACAAGATTTGAGCATTAAGTTTAACTGTTTTTTTGTTGGTTTTAAATCTTTAACAAAAGTTGTTGGCATCAATTTATTAAGTTCTTTAATCCGTGACGGAGAAACTTTAAACCATTTACGAATTCGTTTTGAAGCCTCATATCCCAAAACATAACTATTTGACTTTTGAATGTATTCTTGAATATTATTTGAAAGTTTAAACTTTTTTATAAGTTTTGTTGCTCTTTTTTCGCAATCAAGTTCACATTTTTGTATCTGCTTGCATGCTGCGTCAAGTTCTTCTTTTGAAAGTTCTTTTTCTCCCACAATCCACTCATCATAATTTACGTAAGCATTAAACGTTTTTTGATCGCTAAATTTTCCATCTTTCCACTGACAAAAATGTCCATACTCATGTGCCAATGTCGTAAGCCACTCATCGTGATGTGTTGCAACATTAAGCGTTCTATCTTCTTCTGACCAATATCCAGAAACATTAAAATTTTCTGCTAATTCTATCTTATCAGAAGGATGTAGTATCAACTGAACTCCATGCAATAAACAATCTTCTTGAACAAAATTAATAAACTGCAATGCATTGTATGTTTTCATATAATTTCCTACTTGTGGACCGGGTGAGAATCGAACTCACAACGAGGCGTTGCAAACGCCCAATTATCCCATTTAACTACCAGCCCATGGCGGAAAGGGTGAGATTTGAACTCACGATACCTGTTAGAGTATGCCGGGTTAGTAATCCGGTGCCTTAAGCCACTCGGCCACCTTTCCATAAAAACTTTCAACTACTTGCTCCCACTATTATATACTACTTTTACTACTACCATTTTATATTCATCTTTACTATCTTTACTCCAAAGTAAACTATCTACCAATCTTCCTAGCCAGTTTCTTTTAACTATAGTAATAGCATAGTTTTTTTTAATAAAATCGCCCTGCTCTGCTGTTATATACTTTTCAGAAACAAGCGCATCAACAAAACCTTCCTTAACTAAGTTAAAATTAATCGGGTTAGATTCATCATATTGTATCAATGCCATAGCCTCTCCAAAATTAATTTAGTGTCGCTGTAGGATCTTACATTAAACACAAGCCCGTTGTCAAGTTCTACACGTTTTGCTAGATTATAATCATTTCCACCTACATTACATCGGTCGCCAAAAAACACGACAGTACTGTCTTCTTCTCCAAGCAAAATACTTTTATATATTTGTTCTTTAGTGTAACCAATAACGGCTATGTCTATTGATATTTCACCGCCAATACTTACATCTAATTTAGGATACTTGTTTACAAGATAATCTACAAACGCTTTTCTTTCATTATTTTCTTTATCAAATTGAGAATAAATTTTTCTTTGTTCAACTGTAGCATTTCTTCCTATCGTTGAAATATTGATCATTCCAGTTCTTTTTTCTATATGATTTCCAGTTTTAACTGGAAATTGTGAATTGTTGATATAATTTTGTATATCACTTAATAAGTCTGGATCTTCAAGTTCCGAGAACTCATTGAGTTTAACTAATTTATTCTTTTTATGCAATGTATTTCCCATACATCCAAATACGCCTTTAACATTGCCGGTGATTTCTTTACCTAATTGCCATACTATCTTTTCAAAATCTGAACCAGATACAAGATAAACTTTATTGTTCTCGATAAACTGCTTTAATACAATTTCCATATCGTCAGTTATTTTTTGACGAGGAGGAGTGAGAGTGTTATCAACATCAAAAACAAAAATATTTTTCATAATTTAAATTTGGTTGCTGAAGTTAGATTCGAACTAACACGCACATAAAATGCACCAGAATTTTATACTCTGGCGAGTCTACCTCTTCCTCCATTCAGCACCAAAAGTTCGTATCAATCAACAAATTTTCGTGCAACTACAAGCAAAAGAATCAAACCTACAAAAATCCCAACACCACCGAGAAGCAAAGTCGATGCTTCTACCTCATCTTCTTCGGCTGCCGGTGTTGTTTCGACTTCTACAACGGCGCCGGTATCTGCTTCGCCTTCACCAGCATCAACGGCATCTTCTTCGATTTCTTCTTGAGCCAGTGCCGTGTTTGTAACAGGTGCTGTATTACCTTCAGTCGTTAGTGTTGTTGTTTGCGTTGTTGTATTTTCCATTTTTTCTTTCCTCTTCAAAATAGTTAATAATTTTATATTCCTTGATAGAACGTTTATATTCCATTCTATCAATCCCCAACAATCTGGCGGCTTCCCGATCAGATCGGCAGGCAGAAGCAGCATACATCAGCAGCGCTGCTTTGGCAATATGCTTCATGCTTTGGAATAAAGGAATGCCGTAAATCGGCGTACCTGCTGCTTTAATTGCCAATTCTAATTTTAGTCCTATCAGTTCTTCAAGTGTTAAAGAGTTTAACATAACTTCAAATTGTTCTGATATTTTATTATCTTCTTTTAGTTTTTTAGATAAACTATAGTGCTCGTACTTACCCTGGATTCTTCTTTTCTTCTTCCAAGTCATTTGCTAATCCTAATAAGGCATATCCAGCAATATCGCGATATGGACTTTCACCAAAAGCATCTTTTCGTGTTGCTATACGGAACAGTTTATCTATTATTCTTGTGATTGTTAATAGGTCTTTATAATTTTCTGGTTTTATACCGTCAGGATATAAAATTTTAATTATTTGCGCGCTCTTGTTAAAACTATCGCCATACGCATGCTGTTTATCTTTAACTAATTTACCTAACTCAGAAGCAATTTTAATATAATCAGCCATAAGACTGAATATACTGTACCACAGCGGTACTGTTAAGCAGTTGGCATTGTACTAGGAGGCAATCCAGTCTCGGTTTCTGCTTCTGGCTGTTCTTGTCCTGCTGCAGACACATCTTGCATGTCGCCAGTTGTCTGAGTTGGTTGCGTTGGTTGCGTTGCTGTTGCCTGTTCTGCATCCATTTGTGATTTTTCTTTTTGATAAGTAGGTGATTCCGGCTCAGGAATAGACGGGTTCATTTCTGTTTCAAACTTGTCAAAATAAAGTTTAAGATTTGTTATTAAATAATCATAAAATAAATCTTTATCTTTTTTGTCTGCCAACATTCCATAACTATCTTTTACGCTTTTTTCAATCTTATCAAATGTTTTAAGAGCCATATTTCTTCCAGTAGTTTCTTGTCCTGGAATAGTGAAAGTATCTACTTCCTCTGGCTGCTTGCCTTTATCTAGCCCAACATCGATAAACTTGGGATCTTGAACCTGTTCGTCTTGTTCTTCTAGTTTTTCTTCTTCAGTTTCCGGAGAATCTTCTACTGCTCTTTCTGTGGCTAAACTATTTTTTACAGCATTAATAATATGTGCTCTAAATGACCTTCTCTGTTCCGGACTAGTTGTGAGTTGTTTAAAATCTTTTTCAATTATTTTTATAACTTTAGTTAAGAGGTCTTCTAATACATTAATACCGGTTGAAGTATGTGGTACATCTTCTTCGCCTTCACGGAGGATTTGACGAATGATGGAACGAAGTTTATTTTCTTCACTTATGATTGATTGGATTTTTTCTTGATGCTTACGCTTGATGGCTTCTTTTACTATTTTACGCAATTTTAGTTCTTCAATAAACGCTTTTCTTTCAATCATAAAATCTTTCATTTCCAAGCCCTCTTTTTTAAATAGTTCTTCCATTTCATCGTCATCTCTTTTTTGGCTGCTACCAAATCTAGATTGATAAGTAAATCCACCTTTTGGTCTCATACTGTATACATTTGTTTGTTCTAGTTCAATTTGGCGTTTTTTTAAACCTTTAAATGGTCCAGCAAAACCAGAAACTGCGCCGGCGCTCATGGCACTCATTTCTTCAAGTTCATCTTCTTTCAAATGTTTAAAATATTGAACTTGCCGTTCTCTTTTCTCGGCACCACTTCGCGAAGGATAACAGCCTAAATTTTTTCTTTTTCCAGTTTTTGTTTTTTTCTTAGATTTTAAACACCACTTATTTCCAGATTTAACTATAAATTCTTGAAACAAATTTTCTTCTATTGGTTGCAAAAATATTTTTTTATTTTGTCGAGCGCCAGGTTTTTGATTTATTCTTGTTCTTATTTTGTTTAATAAATCTTTTGCCTGATCTTTGTCTAATGATCCGGCAATGCCCTTCATGAAGGCTGATAAATCGCCATCAACAGCCGCTTGACGCATTTTACTAGCAGACATCCCACTTACATCTTCTGAGTCGGGATCCCGATTTCCTGCATTAACCGGATTAACGATCAAGCCAAAATCCGGATGCGCCAGCATATTAAATACACCCTCTGCTATTCTATCTCCGCCGGCAACCGGATATACATGTGTGTATCCGTTATTTTTTAAATAATTTCCCACTTCTATCAATGTTGTTAGTTCTGGGTTTTTTAAAACATATTTGCTGATATCGGGAAACATTGTATTAATGTAGCCGACTTTTTCTTCAAAGGTTAAAGGATTTTTTTTGTCATCAACTGTTTTGGTTGGAACAACAATTAAATCAGCGGATATTTTCTGGGCTTCTTTTTTGGCGGCTATAAACAGTTTTTCGTGACCAATAGTTGGTGGATTAAATCTTCCCCAGACTAAAACGGCTGATTTTTCTTTTTGTTGTTCACTGAGATTACTGATGGCGTTTTCTTTAACGGTTTTTTGCAAAGCAGGAACACTGCCTCTGCCGTATTTAAATAAACCTAATATCTGATTTAATGGAGCAAAATTGCCGGTAAATTTATACGTATTTCTATTATAACTAAAAACAAAACCTTCTGAGGCGGTACTAATGTTTTCAATATTTTTAATCTTATCAAACTGTCTTTTCAATATCTCCATCGCTTCTTCGTTCGAAGACGTCTCGATTGCTGATTTAGCATTTTTTAATTCGTCTCTTAATCTTTGAACTTCTTTTTTACTATCTAATACGAATGTGCTGTCAAGTGCTCTTAACATTTCTACAGCAAAATCGTGAACTATAGATTCTAATGGTAGAATTGCTTGTTTATATATTTGTCCTTCGTTTTCAATAAACTGTTTTATTGCCGGCAACAAACTAGGTTGTATTTCTTTTGGAACTGTTTTTGCAACAGTTATAACAGTCGATCCTTTTACTTTCATTAACCGTTTTAATAATTCTTTTTTAGTATTAATGTTTAATTGTGGAAACTGTTTATCTATTAATTGATCGATTATATTAATAAGATATTGAGCAATTGTATCGCTGTCTTTAACGTTAAATTGTTTTTGTAAGTTGTTGAGTTGAGAAAGCGAATTTTTTAAAACAGTTTTATCAGTTAATGCTGATAAGTTTCGCATTGCATTAACTACAATTTTATATTCTGATTGATTGATTTTATCTTGAGTATCTTTTAAAACAGATTCTAATTTATTAAACTGTTTTGATAGATCTTTATCTATCACATTTCCAGTAGATCTGTCAAACTCACAGTGACCTGTTCTATGAATATTTAAAGTTTTTATTCCATATTGAATGACATTTGCTGTTCGTGGATCCTGGATTTCAGCATTATAATATATGTTTGCATCTGGTCCAAATATATCAATCTGATCTTCTATATTAAATCTTTTAACCGCTGCCTCAAATGCACTAAAAGCATCGACAAAGGCTTCCTTAAGAGCACCTCTTCCTTCAAATTTATCTGCCAGTTGTTCTGCTGTTAAACCACCATCTTTGATGTTTGTTTTGTTTCTGGCGGCTTTAGCCTTTCCGGTTTTGACTGAATAAGATATAAATATATTCTGTCCATCTGTTTTTTCAGTTCCAACTAGTTTTCCATTGGCTGCTTTTGCAAATATATCTTTTATCTCACCAAAAGTGAGTTCTGGATTTTCATACAAATGATACATATGTCCAGCCAATCCACCCATATATTTACCTCTTTTATGCTAGTAGTTGCGTATTTGGTCCGTTCTGTTGATCCTAGTAGACCGTAGATTTAAAGTCAAATGTACAAAAATATATTATACTCTTGACACATCAACTTTCTGATTTTACAGTTTGATCTGTGTTTGATTCCTTAACAGTTGGTTCGACTGATTCAATAGGTTTTTCTGGCATTTCTACAAGAGCATTTTTAACTTCTTTCTTACTTTCTTCTTTTTTAGTCTTTAATGATTTTACTGCAGTTTCAGTTTTTACAACCGCCGGTTGTTCTGCTTCTACTTTTATTTCTTTTACCGGTGATTTTTGTTCAACAACTACACTTGACAGTTTTTTTTGCTCTGCTAATCTCTTTTCTTGTACTCGTTTAAAAGCCAGTCTTTTTTTTCTTTGTCTAGGTGAGGTCATTTTGTGTCTTCCTTTTTATTTTTGTTAGTAAATTTATCAAGTAACTTTTTATTAAGTTTTAAACGCCTATCTTCAAGCATATCTTGTATTGCTTGTTCGTCGTCTAATGTCTTCTTGACCTTTCTAACATCTTTGTGTTCTTTGTCTTCGTTTTCCTTAATCATATCTAAAATACCCTTATCTTTCTCTTGCTTTAAAGTATCTGACCAATCACGAACCAGCATACCGCCCATCATATATGCTTCTTCTTCCATTTTTCTCATGTGTGGATCTCGCTGCGCGTATCCATCGTTTGTGTCTAAGCCTTCTTTATCGTCAAAATCTCCACGGCAGTGTTGGGCATGGTGTGTAAGTTCGTGCGCAAACGATCTTAAGATATCTTTGGGGTGTCTGTTTAGTATAAATAATGTAATAGAAGATTTTTCTGGGTTGTAGTATGCTGTTTTCCCCAGTGGATCGTTATAGTTTTTTATATCTTTTGTTATATAGCGAATTTTAATAGGCTTATCTATGCCTAGTTTATCTTTGGCATATGAGTAAAATGCTTTAACCAGATTTTTAATATCTTCGGTTTTCATAGTTATAATTATGCTTTGATTTATGTTTTGTTTTTATTTTAAACTTAAATTAAACTTTATAAAAACCGTTTATTCTAAAACTTGTCTCGGCTTTAATATCGGTACCTTGTAGTTTTTGAGTACTGGATCCGGCGCCGGAAACTTTTTTATAAAGTTCAATATCATTGGTACCATCAGTGAATCTAACTTCTGATGTTTGTATTTTATTATTTATTGGATCGATTACAAGTGTATTAGCGGTACCGGGAGCATTTACTGCTCCTATTTTTAATCTTCCATCGCCATCGGTGGATATACCAATACTACCACTCTTGGTTTCAAATACTATTTCCTTAGTAAATATTTTACCAACAGAATCAGTACTTTTTCTTTTCATAAACTAAATCACCACTTTCTACAAGACCAATAACGTGCTTTTGTTTTTGGACCAGGATTTTCACAACGATGGCGGGCTCTAAATGATTTACGGCGTTTTGGATTACTCTTTTTGATTCTCATTTTCTTATCGCCGAAATTTACTTTCTTTATGTTTCCAGTTGAAGGATCTTTAACATATACTTTAAACTTTTTAACATCACCACGCATAGGTTTGTTTAGTGGAACACTTCGTCCTCTATATTTTGCTTCTGATAATTCTTTTTCTTTCATACAACTTGGACACTTACCGCACGCCTGTTCCTCTTCCATTTCGTCGTAGCACATTTGAATTTCGTGTAAATCGCCTTCATCGCAAACACCTTCATACATTCCACAATCTTTTTCATCTAATTGTAATGCAGCAAGATTTTTAATCGATACTTTTAAGTTTGGTTTATCTGGGTGATCTCCGGGAGTAGCACCAACTGTTCCATCTGCTTGTCCGCCAACACTTTGATTATCTGCTTCTTCCATTTTTGTAGGCATAGTTCCTACAGGTGCCGTTGTTGCTGGTGTTGTTTTTGAAGAAACCGTAGTTTTAGAAGATTCTATTTCTGCTTTTTTTTCTTGTTCCACCGAATTTTGATTAGCGGCAACTTCTGCTTGTGCTAATGCTAATGTTGTCTCAATTGCCTTCTTTTGTTCTTGTGCGGCTTTAAGTTTTGCCTTCGAAGTTTCTAGGGCACTTTCGGCTGCTTCTACGCTTTCTTTTAAAATATATTTTTTCCAAGAATTAAATAAATCTTTCATAACTATTCTTCCTTTTTTGGCTTCCAAGAAACTTGTTTAGAACTCTTCTTGCGTTTCATGCCAGATCTGGTACATTGTGATGGAGTAGGACGACATGCAGGATATTTACTTCTTTTTTCTCCTTCCCCTCTACCACAAGTTTTACAGGTTTTTTTACCTGTCTTTGGATCTTTTCGGCAAGTATTGCAATCTACCCATCCTTTTGATTTACCTTTACCACCACGGCGTGC